AAAGAAACTATGGATGACTATAAATTGGATATTATCAAATCAATGAGACGTTAATAAAAAATAAACTAACAATTAAAAACATGGAAAAGAATAAAAAATTCAACTTCAACTATGACTTAGCTGCGTTACCAACGTACAACAGCTATGGTTCAGATATGTTGATTAAATCCATTTTGGGATTAACCCTTCCAAAATATGCTACAGTTCGTCCTAACTTAAAAGGTACAACCGAGAAAGTTGGTTTCGTAACCAACGATGTAATCTTACAAGACTTAGATTGCGGATTCTCACCAACAGGTGCTACAACCCAAAACTTGGTAACTGTAGACCTTTGTAATAAAAAAGTAAACCAACAACTTTGTCCTTACGATTTGTATGACACATATTTGTCACAGTCTCTTTCAAACGCTAACTTCCAAGAGTCAGTTCCATTTGAAGAAGTAATCTTGACAGATATCTCTAACAGAATCGCTAACCAAGTTGAAAAACAATTATGGCAAAATACAGTTGCTACAGGTGGTACTTACGGTTCAGCTTGTTTCAACGGTGTTGTTGCATTAATAACCTCTGGCAATGGTGCTACTCAAATCGCTTACACAGGTGCTACTTCATCTAACGGTTTGGATGTATTCTCTACTATCTACCAAAACATTCCAGCTAATGTATTGCACAGAGATGACTTAGTAATTTACTGTTCTTATGCTAACTACAGAGCGTTGGTTGCTTCTATGAGAAACAGTTCTTATGTGAACTTGTTCACTCTTGATGCCGCTGGTGCAGCTTCAGGTGAAGAGTGGTCTTTGGTTCTTCCTGGTACTAACGTAAGAGTTATCCCAACTGTTGGTCTTGATGGTGTAAATGCGTACTACGCAGGTCCTGCATCATACTACATGTTCGGTATGAACTCTGAAATCATGACAGTGAAGTCTATCTACGACCCATTCGAGGACATCGTTAAGATTATGGCTAACGTAACTTACGGTATCGGTGTATTCGACCCAGCTTCATTCTGTATCTGTAAATCGTAATAAAAAAATAAACTTTAAATTAACTAACGAATAAATTATGGCAAGTTGTTATATCGAAAATGGTTATACTCTTGACTGTCGTAACGAGTCTACAGGTGGTATCAAATCTCTGTGGATTTTGGGAGACTCAGGTTCAACCATTAGCTCTGTTACCTACAATGGTGACAATGCTATTACCAGTATTTCTGGTACGGGAACTTTCTATAAGTTTGAGTTAGTACGTCAATCTTCTTCTTTAACTGAAGACGTATTGGTAAACGATACTAACCAATCTATAGTGTTCCAACCAACAGTGGTAGTTAACCTACCGAAACTGAACCAAGCATTGAGAAATCTTTGGTTCGAATTAATCAAACAGAACGCATTGTACATGATTGTTCTTGATAACAACGACCGTTATTGGGCCGTTGGATTCGAGAATGGTGTTTACATCAGTGCGGGACAGATGTTATCAGGTTTAGCGTACAATGACGCTAACGGTGTTAACCTTACCTTCTTAGGTGGTGAGCCTAACCCATCAGCTGAAATCGTTGTAACTACAACTTTGGACGCTGTGTGTCAAGGTATCAACGTTAACGCTGAGTAATGATATCTAAATTGGATACCGAAAAGGGGGCGTAAAAACCCCCTTTTTATTTATCCTATAAAATAAATTACTTATATTTTTAAAAAAGATTATGGGATTCAATTGGGGAGGAAAAAAGTGGCGACCAGCAAATGTACCGAAAGGGCAACCAAAAATTAATCAATCTATTGAGGAATTATTAAAACCGTTATCTGAAAAGAAATGGAAAGGTAATGTTTGGGGTTCTCAAATTATGAACGTTGAAAAGGAGACAACTCCTGATGTAAGTCCATCACCAACTCCTTCAGTTACCCCATCAGTTACACCATCTTCACCAGTACCAAGTGTAACTCCAACACCAACAGTCACTCCAACACCTTCACGAACTGTTTTAACATTAAACCAAGCATATCAAGGAGGAAGAATTGTTTACATTCTTCAATCTGGTGATACGGGTTATGACCCTGATGTTCAACATGGTTTGATTATGACAACCACCGATACTGGTGGTCTTAATACTTTGTGGGGATGTCAAGGAACAAATATTACAGGTACCACAGCATCAATTGGTTCAGGTCAAGCAAATACAACAGCGATTGTCAATCAATGTGCAACAGCTGGTATTGCTGCACGAATTTGTGATGATTTGAGTTCAGGTGGATATTCAGATTGGTATCTTCCAAGCAAAGATGAATGGTATTCAATTAATGCCAATTATTCAGGTGGTCTTTTATCTAGTTTAGGATTTTCTGATGGTGACAGATATTGGACATCAACACAGTACAATTCAAATCAAGCTTGGTATCAAGAGATTTGTTGTTTCATTGCCTCAAATACAGATAACAAAAACAATAACGGATACAAGGTTAGAGCAGTACGTGCATTCTAATGTTAAACGTTAATAAGAAATTAGTATTAGATGGTCAGGAATATGATGGATATGTAATTGAAACAATGGTCATCAATTTTCAAACAGATGTCATCACAATTAACGTATCATATTTCAATAGAACGAAACATACAAAAACGATGAGAGATTATGTGGTAAAAGTTGGAGATGAAATCAATCTAATGGACGCAATCAATCAGATACACGAAATACATAAAAATATAACAATATAATAAAAGATGGCAAGGAATTTTTTCAACAAGAAATTTTCAGATTACTTAGGAGAACAACGAGCGTTGTTGGATATCATAACACAATTTTTTGGTGCAACACCAACTCCAACCGCAACACCGTTTGCATCACCTTCACCAACACCCACAGCAACTCCTACAAGAACACCATCTTTATCACCAACTCCAACCGTAACAGTTTCTCCAACAAGAACTCCATCGGTTACACAAACTCCTTCAGTTACACCTTCACCATCACAAACACCATTTCCTTCACCATCATCTTCAGTAACTCCGTCAGCGACACCATCGGTGACACCAAGTACAACAACAACTCCGAGTGTTACCCCTTCGGCAACACCATCAGCTACACCGTCTTTAACACCAAACGCAAGTCCAAGTCCGACTCCAACAATGAGTCCGACACCATCACCATCAAGTACACCAAACGTTGGAGCATTTGAATTTAGAATTGATACCAATTTACCTGGTAGTAATGTGTTCTCATTCTACTTACCATGTAGTGGTTCAGGATATAGTTTCCAAGTCAATTGGGGTGATGGAAATTTAGAAAATTATAGTGGAACATTAAGTGATGTTTTACACGTTTATTCAACGCCAGGAAGTTATAAGATATCAATCACAGGTACATTCCCAAGAATCTATTTTAACAACACTGGTGACTGTCAAAAAGTAACCTCATTGGATAGATGGGGTAATATTGTATGGGACACATTAGCACATGGATTTGATGGTTGTTCCAATATGGTTTATGCAGCTGGTGACACACCTGATTTATCGGCTTGTACATCTTTGGCATATCTCTTTAGATTCAATAGTAGTAATAGTTTTGATTCGTCTTTACAAACTTGGGATGTTTCAAATATTCAAGATATATCATACATGTTTGCAGGATGTGCAAACTTTACAGAAAATATAGATAACTGGGATACCGCAAATATCACATTGATGGTAGGTACCTTCCAAGGTTGTTTCAATTTCAATAGTGATTTGGGATTATGGTCTACAACCAATGTGACAGATATGTCCTATATGTTTTCTGCAGCACAATCATTCAATGGTAACGTAACGACTTGGGATACAGGTAATGTTGAAAATTTCCAATGGATGTTCTATAAAGCAGCATCTTTTAACCAAGATATTGGAAACTGGAATACATCAGGAATTATATTATCAACAGCCATGGATTATATGTTCTCAGGAGCATTAACATTCAACCAAGATTTAACTCTATGGTGTGTATTACCAATTCTTTCTGAACCAGCAACATTTAGTGATGGTGGTTGTCCTTTGATTGATGGTAATAAACCAATATGGGGAACATGTCCAACATTCCCATCTGTAACCCCAACGGTTACACCAACAATGACTTCAACACCATCGGTGACACCATCACTTACACCGACATCATCAATTACACCAACACCAAGTATTACACCATCAGTAAGTCCATCTGTAACTCCAAGTTTAAGTCCATCAGCTTCACCTTTGGTTAGTCCGTCTGTGACTCCAACATCAAGTGTAACCCCGTCAGTAACTCCGAGTTTAACACCTTCTTTAACACCGACACCATCAGTTACACCTTCACCATCACCATCAGTATTTGCAGGATTCCAATTTGTTGTTGATACAACACAATCAGGTAGTGCATCAAATACATTTGTTTTACCAACTGAAGGTAGTGGATATAACGCAACTGTAGATTGGGGTGATACAAATACAGAAAATATTTCAGGAACACCTGGTAATGTAACACACGTGTACGCATCATCAGGTACCTATACAATTAAAATTAGTGGATTATTCCCAAGAATCTATTTTAATAATAGTGGAGATAAATCCAAAATTATGGAGATTGAACAATGGGGTAATATTGTTTGGTCATCAATGGAAAGTTCATTCTATGGATGTAACAATTTAGATGTAACCGCAACAGATTATCCAAACCTATCAGGTGTAACAAGTATGTTCAGCATGTTCAGAGAATGTACATCATTGATTTACAATAGTTCAATTTCAGGTTGGGACACATCAAATGTTACGGATATGAGGTCAATGTTCCGTGATATGAACTTTAACCAAGAACTTGGAACGTGGGATATGTCAAGTGTGAATAACATAGAATTTATGTTCCATGGTAATACCACATTTAACAATGGTGGTTCTCCAAGTATAGCGAATTGGGATACATCAAATATTACTGGTGGAGGTATGGCTTACTTGTTCAAAGGAGCAAGTGCATTCAACCAACCATTAAGTGGATGGACAATCAATACAAATAGTTTAGATTCTGTATTCTATCAAGCAACTTCATTTAACCAAGATTTGGGTAATTGGAATGTTAGTGGAGTAAGTGTGTTTAACGTAATGTTTACTCAATCAGGATTTAACAACGGTGGTTCAAGTAGTATTAATTTCTGGGATATGAGTAATGCAACAAGTCTATTGTACATGTTTGCATACTGTCCTTTCAATCAACCTTTGAATTTGTGGTCGACATCTAATGTTACCAATATGAAGAGTATGTTTGAATTTAATACCGCATTCAACAGAAATATTCAAAGTTGGGATGTATCCAATGTAGATAATTTTGAACAAATGTTCTTTGGTGCTAGTGCTTTCAACCAAAACTTGAGTATTTGGAATACTGAAAGTGCAACTAACATGAGATTATTATTCCGTGATACACCAGTAAACTTTGATGTAAGTTCATGGAATGTTACGGGTGTGACAACTTTTGAAGCGATGTTCATGGGAGCATCTAACTTCAATAGAAGTTTAAATTCATGGAATGTAAATAACTGTACATATTTTGCTCAAATGTTGTTTAATACACCAGCCTATAATCAACCGATTACAGGATGGACATTGAATAATACTTTGTCAGGTATGAATAGTATGTTGGAAGGTAGTAGTGGTTTATCAACAGAGAATTATTCAAGAACATTAATTGCATTTGCAAATGATGTTTATAATGACGGTGGATTACCAAATGCTGTAACTTTCGGAGCAGCTTCTCAATATGATTGTATTAATTATGTAGTGGGTCAACAATATACCAACGCAGTTGCCGCAAGAGCTTATCTTGTTGGATTGGGTTGGACAATATCTGATGGAGGTCAATCAGGAGCTTGTGCTTCAGTTACACCAACTCCAACAATGACTCCATCATCTACACCTTCTACAACTCCTACACCAACTCCTACATTAACACCAACTCCATCTACAGCTTGTACACCATGGACACCGGCAAGTATATCAACTGAATTATGGTTAGATTCATCTGATGGTTCAACTTTAACATTGAGTGGTTCATTGGTAACTCAATGGGATGATAAGAGTGGTAATAACAGAGATGCAACAACAACAAGTGGTAATGAGCCAAGTTTATTGACCGCTAATTTGGATGGTAAGGATACAATTGATTTCCCATCTAAATGGTTTGATTTACCTGATTTTACATTAGGATATGATGCAACCGTATTTGTTTTGGCAAGAAGAGATACATCATCAAGTTTCCAAGCATTACTAACATTATATTCACCATCTAATACATGTTCATTTGGTGAATTATGGGGTAGTGGTGGATTCCCAACTGACTACATGTACTATGGTGTGCCAAACGAAGAAATTAGAGGTAATACAACTTTATCAAATGGAACATACTATTTCACATCAATTGTTAGAACAGACACTGGTGGAGGTACAGGTTCAATTAGTTTATGGTTAGATGGTGCATCTGATAATACACCAACTTCAATTGTATTACCATCATCAGGTACATTCTCAGATTCATTAATTGGTAAAGACCAATATAATGATTACTTCGATGGTGCCATCGCTGAAATCATTGTTTGTAACTCGGCTCTATCAACTTCAGATAGACAAACTGTTGAAGGTTATTTAGCTTGGAAATGGGGAATGGAAGGTGATTTACCAGCTGGTCACCCATATAAATCTTCAGCACCTTGTGCACCAGCACCATCACCAACTCCTACACCAACAAATTCTACAACACCATCAGTGACTCCGAGTCTTACTCCTACTTCGAGTGTAACTCCATCATTGACTCCATCTCCAACACCATCAATTACACCATCACCATCATCACCTTCATTTACATTACAATATGACCATGGATTCATTGGAAGTTCTGGTGGTATTACAAAGGTGTTTGATATATTACAAGCGTCGATGAGTATTCCTGGTTGTACAATTACTTTAACACCGTATACTTCATCATCAAGTGGTGGAGGGGCAACTCAAGGAACACAAACATTAACAAGTGCTTGTTTAAACCCATCAGGTTATTTGGATGTATCAAGAAGATTGTATAATGCGGGTGGCGGACTTTTACAAAGAACTCAAACACAAATTGTGACAAGAGTGAACGGAGTAATCGTAGATACATACACTAACAGTACAAGTACATATATTGCTACAGGAAATTATTTAGGTGAGACATATCAACCACCAGTCACACCGACAAATGGTGATACTGTTAGCATAACTTGGACAGATACTTTAATATAAAAAAATATGCAAGATTTACAATTCACAACAAAAAAATGGATTATTGCTCATAATGGAAAAGACATTCTACATTATAGAGAATTGGAACCAAATATGGTTTTAACATCTGGCCAACCAAATATTGAAGTATTTGATTCTTATGAGGATTGTGCTGAAAGAATTATTGTACTTGGTTTTAATTTAGATTCTGTGGTTCCTAAAAAACAATCAATTGAAGATGCTAAATTATTAGCCATAGCTGAACTATTAAAATACACTGATTCAAAATGATACCAATAAACCAAGCCGAATTAAATACAGTAGTTGCAACCTGTTCTCGTAACAAACAGTTAACAGGGACTGTCTATTATTTGTGGACTATGACACACAAATTAACCAAACAAAATTGGAAGTTCATTCCATACTTGTTACCGGCTACAGGTGCAATTGGATATGAGCCAAGTTATGACCAATTTCAAATTGATGTTGATTCAGGAAGTTCTGAAATATTCATTGCAACAGGAACCACAACACCAGTAAATCTACACTTAATACCGGGTCAATATTATGTGAAAATCTATGAACAAGCGTCTCCGACAAATTTGAACCCAATAACCGCATTCGATGTGGTGTATGAAGGAATGGCCAATGTAATTGGAACCAACCCTGTTTACAACGACATTGTGTCATACTCTGGCACATCATCGAGTCAAATATTTAAAGTATATCAAGGATGATTAACATTGAAAAATTAAAATTTGGTGCAAACACCCTAACTAGTTTCCAAGAGGTGTTTAACCGCAACGAGTTCTTTATTCGTTGGGGAGTGGATAATATGTTCGTTAATGAACTATATCTACTTAATGATGCATCACCAATTCAAAACGCATGTGTTCGTAGTAAAGTAGATAACGCCATTGGAATGGGTTATGTTAACGATTATAAAATTAACACCAAAGAAACATTAAATGATGCCGCAAGAAAAATGTATTATGAGTTTATCACAACTGGTAATTTATTTTTGGAAGTGGTTTGGAAACAAGACAGGTCTCAAGGACTTGCTGGTTTATATGTAATTCCTTCACGTTATATGAGATTGGGAAAACCAAAGGAAATGGGTGAGGATGTAACCAAATACATGTATTGTAGAGATTGGGCGAATTGGAGAAAATCTGGTGTGGTTGAGTTCTGTGAATTTGACCCAATGAATTACACAGACAGACAGATTGTTCATATCAAACAATACCAAAGTGGATACGATTATTACGGAGCTCCTGATTGGTTATCTGTAATCAATGACGTGAGATTAAACCACGCTATTACCGTATTCAATTTATCAAATATTCAAAACGGTTTATCACCATCATTATGGGTTCACTTCAACATGAACGCACCTGACTCACAGAACGAACAAACACAAATATTGAAAAGTATTGAAGACCGTTATATGGGTCCTGAAAACGCTGGTCGTGTGATTGTATCTTATGGTGAAGCAGAACAAAAACCTGACATTACTCAAATCCAATCAACAGTTGAATCGGGATATTTCTCAAACATCTTTGAATTGGTTCAAAAACAAATCATGAGTGGTCATAAAATCATTGATGGTAGTTTAATTGGTTTACCAAACCCTGGCGGATTTACATCATCAGCTGACCAATTGGAAACAGCTTATAAACTATTTATGAATACAAGTGTGAAACCTTTACAGAATTTCATGAATAGAGAATTACAACCTCTGATTGAATTGATTCACCCCGACCAAGAAATAAGTTTAGTCATTCAACAAAACCAAATCTTAAACTAATATGAACAACGTTTTACTTATATCAGAGGAATTATTAAAAACATATTCTTATATCAATGAGAATGTGCAGAGTGATGAATTGAGATACGCAATCATGGTTTCTCAGAATATTGAGATTCAAGAATCCCTTGGTACAAATCTATATCAATATATCATCGACGCTGTTGAGGATGGTACCATCTCAAGTCCATCCAATGCAAACTACAAAAACTTATTGGACAAATACATTCAACCAGCTTTGGTTGGTTATGCTTTGTATAGAGCCGTAGATAACTTCATGGCAAAACTTATGTCAGTTGGTACCGTTCAGAATCGTTCAGAACAAGGTAATCCAATTGATTTCAAATTATTCTTGCACATCAAAACTCAAGCAAAACAAGATGCTCAGTTTCAAGATAATTTGTTGAGAAGACATTTAATATTCAAATCAGGTTTGTATCCTGAATACAATAACGGGAATCTTAACGAAGGTCAATTACCTCCAATCCCTCAAGCCCCATTCCAATCCCCAATCACTTTACCAGGTGCTGGTTTCTATTGGAACAAAAAAGGTACGAGATATGGTTGTACAAGTCCTTTATGTGCAGATAGTCCATTCCCTCAGTGGTATGGTTCCCCGAACAATTCGCCAGGAACACATTCTTAATCTATGCAGAATTTACCAGTATCAGAAATAGTCACCGCTGTAATCGCGGGAATTGTTGGTTGGGTTACAAGTGGTCGTTTTACAAAACAATCCATTGAAGTACAAAACGCACAAGCGGTACTTGAAATGTGGAAAGAAACAGCCACAGCTCAAAAATTAGAAATCCAACAATTGAAAGAAGAAATGAAATCCATGGTCAAGAGAATTGACGAATTGGAGAATCATGTTCTACGTTTGGAAACAGAAAACAAGGAACTCAAGAAACAATTGTCAGCTTGACAATCTAACACAAACTAATCTATGAATATTAAATCCCACTACTCGGTGGGATTTTTTATTTTGTTTCTGAATTTATTATTAACGATATTGGAGACGTAAGCTTGAGATAGACCATACTCATCCGCAAGAACTTGTTGTTTCTCTCCTTTACTATATTTCTCTCTTACCGCAATAATGGTTTCCATTGAGATATCATCCCTGAAATTTGTTACGTTCTTACGTTCTCTATTTGGGTCCCATTCAAGATTTGACACATCATTATTCCATCGATTTCCATCTTTGTGTTTGACGTATTCATAATTGTTTGGATTGGGTAAATAAACCTCAGCAACCAACCTATGGACATAATGGAATGTGTACTTCTTTTTGATATACAACATCATCTGTGGATAGTCATTTACGTTTTGAACTTTCTTCTCAACTCTCTTTTTATTAAACACTCTACCATCTCGTGTAACCCAATAATTCGTATTTCTAAATCTTTTCATAGTAAAAATATATAAATAAATACGAAGAATAAAAAGTACGATGCATAAAAAACCCGGCTCCTGTTATAAATGGCGAATGAATAATGGGTTTGGAGCCGGGTAAGAAATAAAGAGATATTAATTCTTTATGTAAATATACATAAAAAAATTGAGAATGAAAAACTATCCCCCCCTACGGATAGTAAAAAAAATATGGATAAACTAAAAGGGGGAGATAGAAACCACTGTTGGAGCTTCGTGGTTTTTTGTTCGGTTTGGTAATTCAAAGATAATATATTTTTTGATATTACCAAATTTTATTTTTGAACTTGTCGTGATTGATTTGTAAATCAGTATCGGTTGGTATTTCATTGAATAACCCACTAAATCTTTCACTGGTTAACCTATCTTGAAGGTAATGTAGGATTATGTATAATTTTCCATTTGGAGTGATTATGGGACATATTCTCGATTCAATGTCGCAAACCATATTTGAAT